ATGATCCGCATGGCATCCATGAGTCAGATCGGCGTACCTGACGCCGCACGTATCCTCGGCCGGTCAAGAGCGACTGTGAAGCGACAAGCCGCCGCCGGTCTCATTCCGTCAACCAAGCTCCCCGGCCCTCTCGGCGCGTACGTCTTCGAGCGCGCCACGGTTGAGGCCCTCGCGAACTCGGCCGCGACATGCTGACGCCCGCGATCGTCGCTTACGGCCTGCCGATCGTCGTCGTGATGTGCCTCGTGTTCGTCGCGTCGATCGTCGTCCTGGTCCTCGACTTCCGCCGCTACTCGCGCAGCGTCGAGAAGCTCGACGCCGCCGCCCGCCGCCGCTCGATGGGGCGGCATCCCGCCGGGCGACATGGGCGCCAACTTTTCCCAACGGCTGACGACCGTCCAACCGTCCAATTACCGCCTGTCCGAGGCCACCGCCCGAGGCACCCATGACCGCCGCCCCCGAGGTCGGCGACGTCGACCTGTTCAACGGCCTCATCCGCCCGTGCCGCGCCTGCGGTGCTGACGTCACGTATGGGTGGCTGTCGCCTGACGGTCGGACTCTCCGGCCGTTCGAGGTCGATACCGCCTCGGCGTGCGCAGGCCGCGCGACTATCACCGGGATTCACAAGTGCCCGCCTCGGTGAAGCGTGCGCCGAACTGGTATGCGCGGCTGTGTGCCCGCGTGTACTGGGATGAGCGCACCCAGCAACTGGACCGGGCCGCGGTCCACGCGATCGGCTACGACACCGACGAACGGGACTACTACGCGCGCGTTGAGCCGCAGATCCTGTTCGGTCGCATCCTGGTCGACGTCGGCCGCGAGCACCGCGCACAGCGGGAGGCGTGCCGTGGGTGACGTTGTTCAGGGCCCGTGGCCGACGCTCCCGCCGAACAAGCGGGCCAAGGAATGGCCGCCGCCTGGTTTCAAACAGGGCGGCATGGGCCACCTGTCAGATGTCGAGGCCCGCCGGACCGAGATCCTGCGCGCACGGCCCAAGTGCTCGGTGTGCGAGGTCATCTACCCGCTGAACGTCCGCGTGCCGGACGACCGGGTCTGTCGGCAGTGCCGCCGCGACCTCGACCGCGCGGCACGCGACCAGGACGCCCCCGAGATCGATCTGACCATCTTCGACTGACCATCGCCCTGCAGCGGCACCACGCCGGTTCGAGTCCGGCACAGGGCACTACGTCGCTATTCCAGAGTCCGACGCTAACCGACCTGACTGCAGTAGCTCAGTCCCTCGATCTGCAGCGAGGGCCACCAGACCGTCGAATGATCGCCCTCGGCCCGGTGCCACGATTCAGCGCACGCGAAAACGCGGAGCGCTATTTGTCGTGGCCGGACGCGATAGGGGCGTGGTTCGTGGGTCGATCGACGGGATGGGGTCAACGCTCCGGCACCGGTAGGTGTCCGTTGGCGGTGACCTGACCTAGACCACAACCCAAACAATCGAACATGAGGTAAAGCCCGTGACCACAACCGAACCGACTGCAGATCGTCGCCGCTACGTCGTCGTGGATCTCGAAACGACCGGCCTGCACACTGGGACCGCGTCGCCGGTCGAGGTCGCCGCCGTCGAACTGCTCCCGCCCGCCGAGGACGACGTGACCGGCTGGACGTACGGCCGCACGATCGAGTTCGTGCCGTACACGCGCCGCGACGTCATCGCGGCCGCCGACGACGACGCCCTGGCGACAAATCGGTGGTTCGAGCGTCGGTTGTACCGCCGCATGCTCACAGCGACCGAGACGTTCGACAAGGCGCGGGCCCTCACGGATCTGCTCGACAACGCCGTCCTGGTTGGTGCCAATCCGGCCTATGACGCCGCGATCCTGCACCGGTGGCTCGCCGACAACAACGCGATCGACCCGTTCGACCCGGCACCGTGGCACTTCCGCCTGCACGACGTCGAGGTAGCCGCCGAGTACGTCCACAACCACGACCACACGCCGTCACTCCGAGAAGCGTGCAAGGTCGCCGGATTCGACATTGAGCGGGCGCACGCTCACACAGCGATGGGCGACGCTATGGCGACGGCCGAACTGTTCATGCAGCTGCAGCGGGACCGCACATGACCCGCCGCAACAGTGGGGCGACGTGGAAGATCCGCAAGGTAGGCGACTACTGGGTGGTCTACCGCCGCACGTTCGCCTGGACGGCCGCCTGGTACTCGGTCGGCCGCGTGTCGACGTTCGCCGACGCCGTCGCCGTGGTCGAGACCGGCGGCAAGGTCCGCCGTGACTACGCCCTCGCCTCGGCATGAGCAAGTGGGGCGGGCGGCCCGCTGCTCGGCTGGTCGCCCGCACCCTCGCCCACTACGGCGACCGGTGCCACCTATGCGGACGCGCAGGCGCGGACAGTGCGGACCACCTGATACCACGCTCACGCGGCGGACCGGACGAACTGCACAACATGCGGCCCGTGCATCACAACGCACAGCCACGATGCAACCGCAAGCGAGGGGTGATGACGATGGACGAATGGCGACGCGCTCACGGCGACACCACGCCGCAACTCGAACCATCGCGTGCCTGGTAGTCGAGGTTTTTTGAGTCGCCCTCGCCTACGACGGGCGGAGATCCGCCCTCTCTCTCCCGGGGCCCCACCACAGGGGGTCGGTACATTAACGAAAACGACACCCATATTCAGTAAGGATGATGACCATGCCACGACCAGACCCGCGCACGCCGCGCACCGGGCAGGCCGGTCTGTTCGACGTCGAGGCGACCGCCGACGCCCGCGAGGGCGAGGTACTGCGAGGTCGACACTCCGACGCGATGGACCGCGCGATCGCCGCCGCACAGGACGCCGAGATCGTCGCCGAGGCCGATGAGGGACTGACGACGCTACTGCGCGCGGGCGCGTGGGCCCTCGACTCGATGGAGAAGTCACGGCACCACTACGGCCCGTCCAAGCTGATCCCGGCCCTCACCGAGGCACTGCGCGACGCGCACATGACGCCCGAGTCCCGATCGACCGGCACGGACGACGCTATCGCCGAGCTCGTCGCGGATCTCGCCAAGATGGACACCGAAGATGACGACGCCCCGGTTCATCACACCGCGGACTAGTCCGCACAGCTACGGGCCCGCCGTGGGCCGCTTCTCGTCTGTGATCGGTCGGCCGCTCATGCCGTGGCAGGTCGCCGCCGCCGGACTCATCGGCGAGTGTGACAGTCGTGGTCGTCTGCTGCACCCGCTCGTCGTCGTGACCGTCCCTCGGCAGGCGGGCAAGACGGCCCTACTCGGGGCCGTGATGCTGCACCGCTGCACCCTGCGCAAACAGGCGCGGATCTGGTACACCGCGCAGGCCGGTGTCAAGGCGTCCGAGCAACTGCGCGAAATGATGGACGCCGTCGCCCTGTCGAAACTGTCGGCGATCACCGTCGCTAAACGCGGCGCGGGCCACACCGCCCTCGAACTGCCCGCGTGGTCCTCGCGGATCAAGGCGCACCCGCCGACCGCCGACAGTCTCCACGGCAACCAGTCCGACCTCAACGTGATCGATGAGGGCTGGTTCTTCTCCGAGGACCAGGCCGCCGGACTCATGGGCGCGATCACGCCGACGCAGGCGACCCGCCGCAACGCACAGACGATCATCGTCTCGACCGCAGGGACCGCCGACTCAACGTGGTTCCACGACCTTGTCGACCGAGGGCACGCAGGCGACGGCGTGTGTCTCATCGACTACGGCGTGGGCCCTGACGTCGACGCCGACGACTTCGAGGCGATCGCCGCCGCTCACCCGGCGATCGGCGAAACGCAGGACATTTCGATCCTCACGGCCGCCCGCGCGCAGCTATCCGAGGGCGAGTTCATGCGCGCCTACGGCAACCGCCGGACCACCGTCCGTGATCGCCTGATCCCGATCGAGATCGTGGAACTGGCGACGACGACCGACGATCTGCCAGACGGGCCGGTCGTGTTCGGTGCCGCCGTGTCGTTCGAGCGCGATGACGTCGTGATCGTCGCGGCCGTCGCCGACCCGGTCGACGGCGTCCCGGTGGTCGAGATCGTGGACCGGTTCGACTCGACGGACGGCGTCGCCGAACGTCTCGCCGCCCTCACCGACCGCCACGGCGGACACGTCGCGATCGCCCCGGCGGGCCCGGCGGCGTACCTCGCCGACGACGCCGAACGCGCCGACGCCGCCGTGACGCGCGTCCAACCGGCGGACCTGTCCGCGTCCACGACGGACTTCCTCGACCGCATCCGCCGCCCGATGGTCGACCCGGCCGCCCGCCCGGCGGTTCGCCTGCGCGCGCACCCGGCGTTCACCTCGGCGCTGGACGCCGCCGCCCTGCAGACGTCCGGTGATCGCGTGTTCCTGTCCCGGCGTGCCTCGGCCGCCTCGATCGCGCCCGTCGAGGCCGCGCTACTCGCCGTCCGCGCCCTGTCCACACGACCGCCCGAACCGGTCGCCCCGCTCATCTACTGGAAGTGAAACCCTGTGCCTGCCAACCGAACTGAGAACAAGTCGCGCCGCTCCTACACGCTCGACGCGACCGAGTACACCGCCGTCGTCCGGTGCCGCTTGTGCCCGTGGCGCGGCCTGTCGCACTCGGCGGCGTCGGCCTACCGACAGGTCGGGGCCCACCTGTCGACTGTCCACAACGATGAGAAGGCCGCCTACCACGCCCGGCAACGCGCCCGCACCGTAGCTCGATTGTAGGTTCCTACATGCCGGCCGAAGTGCCGGCCGAACATCGACCTGGGGAAATAGGCGGGACCGGCGCCGGTCGTTTGTATGGTCTCCACAACGATGTTGGATAGGTCGTGCGATCGTCGTCGGCGTGAGTTTCTTCGACAACGTGCGCCGCGCCCTCGCCGCACCGGCGGCCGTCGCTGGACAGGTCCGGTTCCTGTCGCCGACCGACGACGTGAACCACCTGTGGCCGATCGTCTCGCCTGACTGGCTCCCGGCGTCCGGCGCGACCCGGTCGGCCGCCATGGCGATCCCGGCCGTCAAGCGCGCCCGCAACACGATATGTGTCACTGTCGGCCGAATCCCGTTGCGCGCCTACCGATCCGCCGACCCGCTCGACGTCCAGCCGACGTGGATCGACCGAACGAACGGCCCCATGTCGCCGTTTCATCGGATGTGCTGGACCGTCGATGACCTGCTGTTCTACGGCTGGTCCTGCTGGGCGGTCAACCGTGGGCAGGGCGGGCAGATCGTCGCCGCCGACCGCGTGCCGTTCGACCAGTGGCGCGTCGAGAACGGACAGGTTATCTACGCCGCACCCGGCGGGGCCGAGACCGTCGCCGACCCGTCCACGGTCCTGCTGATCCCCGGTGTCGACGGCGGCCTACTCGCCGACTCGGCGACCACCGTCGCGCACGCCGCCGACCTGCTCAACTCGGCCGCCAAGGCCGCCAAGAATCCGTCCGCGTACCTCGAACTGCATCAGACCAACGACGCGGTGATGACCGAACCGCAGATCGCCGCCCTGGTCGACAACTGGGCCAAGGCACGCAACGGCGTCAACGGCGGCGTCGCGTTCACCTCGTCCGGCATCGAGGTACGCGAGCACGGCGCGTACTCGGAACATCTGCTGATCGAGGGCCGCAACGCCGCCGCCCTCGACGTCGCCCGCGCCATGAACCTGCCCGGATCTGCCGTCGACGCCACGGTCGATAAGGCGTCGCTGAACTACGAGACCGCCGAGTCGCGGACCCGCGACCTGATCGATTACGGCCTGACCGCGTTCATGTCGCCGATCGCCGCGCGCCTCGGCCTCGATGACGTCGTGCCGCGCGGCGTGTCGATCCGGTTCGACCTCGACGGCGAGACCGGCCCCCGCGCCACCGAGGGCACGCCCGACGACGGCGGCGCATCGACGGCCGCCCCGACCGCCCCCGCCCCGACCGAGCAAGGAACAACATCGTGAGCTACCGCACCGCCTATGGGTACACGCACTCCGAGAACGGACACCGAATGGTGAACCGGGACGGTTGTGTCGTCGGCGGGCCCCTGGTCGGCCTGCCGAACACCAACACCGCCCCGACCCGATCGGGCGTCGTCTCGACCATCCTCGTTGCGTGGATGCTCTGGTACCACCGCAACGTTGAGCCGCTCCGGTCGCCGGTCTGGGGTTGGTCGGCGACCAACGATGTACCGAACTCGAACCACCTGTCGGGCACCGCGATCGACATCAACGCGCCGCAATACCCGTGGGGCTACCGGACCATGCCGCGCGACCGAATCGCCAAGGTACGCAACGGATTACGACTGTTCGAGGGAACCGTCTACTGGGGCGCGGACTGGTCCCGCGCCGATGAGATGCACTACCAGATCGCGTTCCCCGAGGGCGACCGACGCCTGGACGCATTCGCCCGCAAGCTCGACGCCGGGCACCTCGGCCTCTACCGCACAGCACCAACACCACCGAAGGAGACACCCGTGACCGAAGAAGACCGCCGCATGCTCCGCGAGATCTGGACGCAATTGCACGGACCGAACGGCAAGGGCTGGGACCAGCTCGGCACGAACGCCAAGGGACAGGCACTGACGCCGGTCGACGCGATCGCCGCCCTGCGCGCCGACGTCGCGGATCTGAAGGCCCGCCCGTGACCGCATTCATCCTCGGCGCACTCGTCGGCGCGTCGGCCGTTCTGGTCATCGTCGCCGTCTGGTTGCTGGTCATGCTCGCCCGCCTCGGCGACGGGCCGGACCTGTGAGCGCGCACCGCGCGCCGGACGCGTCCGCGCCGACGCAGTGCCGTCACCCTGCCCGCGCCGTCACCCGGTCGTCGGCGGCGGCCCTCGTCGGCGTCCTGCCGATCATGTGGCCGCTCATCAACCGCGAGGTCGGCCCCGTCTGGGCGACCGTCGCGACCGTCGCCGCCGTCGCAGGCAACGCGCTGTTTACGCGCCTGCTCGCGATCCCGGCCGTCGAGGCGTGGTTGGTCGAGGCGATCCCGGCCCTGTCGGCAGATCCCGAGGCCCGCCGGGGCCGCCTCGACCTCGCCGCCCCGCGCGGCCTGGTCCACGCCTCGGCGACCGGCGACATGATCTCGGTCGACCAGGGCGGCACCGTTCACGCCGCCGCCGCGACGCGCACCGTCACCGGGCTGGTCCTGCCGTGGGCCAAGCTCGGCGCGACCACGGCGGGAGAACTGCAGATCGCACGGAACGCTGTCCGCGTCCCGCGTGAGATCCGCCGCGTCAAGCTGCATTTCAAGCACTCGAACGTCGAGGGGTCTCGGCCGGTCGGATCGGCCGAGTCGTTCGAGTCGCGCGACGACGGTCTGTGGATGACGTTCAACGTCGCCCGCACACCGGACGGCGACGCCGCCATGCAGCAAGTAGTCGAGGGCGTCTACGACGCATTCAGTGCCGAACTGCACAGCGTGCGCCGGGACGGCTCGACCGTCATCGACTCGATCATGTCCGGCGTCGCCCTCGTGGACACGCCCGCATTCGCCGACGCCCGAGTAACCGAAGTCCATGCACAACACACCAACCAGGAGAACAACACCGTGAACGTCAAAGCATTCATCCGCGCACTGATCGCCGCCGGACTGTCCGAGGCTGACGCCCGCCTGCGCGCGGTCGCCGAGTTCAGTCAGGCCGAGGTCGACGGCGTCACCGCCGCAGATCTCGCCGACGCCGCGCCCGCCGAGACACCGCCCGCAGCACCGCCCGCCGACGCGCAGGCGATCGCCGACGCTGTCGCCGCCGCATTCACGCCCGGCGGCCTGATCGTTCCCGGCGCGCTCGACGCGCAGGCGGGCGGCCTCGGCGGCGGCATCGTCCACGCCTCGGCGCACGACGCCGCACAGACCCTCGTTCGTCTGGCCGCCGGACAGAAGGACGTCGCGCACGCTGCCCTGTCCGACATCACCAACTCCGGCCTGACGGACGCGATCCCGCCGACGTGGCTCGGCGAACTGTGGACCGGCCCGGCCAAGGCCCGCCGCCTGGTCCCGCTGCTCAACCACCGCGATCTCCGGTCGTGGCGGATTCAGGGATTCAAGTGGAACCAGAAACCGCTCATGGCGTCCTACGCGGGCGATAAGGTCGAGATCCCGACCGGCCCGGTGAGCGTGTCGCCGTATGAGGCCGAGGCGGTCCGCTGGGCGGGCGGTCACGACTTGGACCGCAAGTTCTTCGATTTCGGCGACGCCGGGATTCTCGAATCCTACTGGCGCGCAATGCACGAGAGCTACGGCGTCATCACCGACCAGTACGCGGGCGCGTTCGTCGTGGCTAACGCCAAGGTCATCACCGACGCCGGGGCGACCGACGTCCTGAACGCGATGATCGGCACGCACGCCGCGATCGATGACGCCCTCGGTGTCTCGCCGTCGTTCTACCTCGCCAACCCTGCCGATAAGCGGTCGCTGCTCTCGATCACCAACCAGAACCTTCCCGCGTTCCTGTCGATGTTCGGTGTCGACCCGCGCTCGATCGTCTGGACTAAGGCGGTCCCGGCCGGGACGATGGTCGCCGGTGCTAAGCCCGCGGTCACCTTCCACGAACTGCCCGGATCTCCGCTCCGTGTCGAGGCCGAGCACCTGTCGCACGGCGGCCGCGACCGCGCGATGTTCGGCTACACCGCCATGACCCTCGACAACGCTGACGGCGTCGTCAAGGTCGTGTTCGACACGACGCCGTGACGACACCGACGCCCGACTATCCGGCGACCGTGGACGCGGTCGCCGGGTGGCTCGGTATCCCCGAGTCGGCCGCCGGGACGGTCGAACGCGCGCACATCGCGACGGCGGTCAAGGCGGTCAACGCGCAGATCCGCGAGTGGCACCCGACACCCGAGGTACTGCCCGAGTCCATCGTTCACGGCGCGGTCATGCTCGCCGCCCGCGTCACCCGCCGCCGCAACAGCCCGGCCGGTGTCGAGGTCATGGGCGACATGGGCGCAACGTATGTGGCGCGCTACGACGTCGATCTCGACCGGTTCCTGCAGATCGGCGCGTACCGCCGCCCGATGGTCGGCTGACATGTCCACGCTCACTGACAGTCTCGACCGCGTCGTGACGGCCCTGCAGTCGACCGGCATGCACGCCACGACCGACCCGCGCAACATCGCCCCGCCCTGCGCGTGGGTGACGATCGGCGACGTCCGCGACCCGACCCTGTGCGGCGGCATCGACGTCCGCGCGGCCGTCTGCCTCATCGCCGCCGACAACGGCACGCCGCACGCCCTGGACGCCCTCGGCGACCTGCTCGACTCGGCTCTGACGGTCCTGACTCTGGAAGAACCGGCTAAGCCGATGACCGTGACGCCGCCCGGCGTCGCGCCCCTGCCCGCCCTCGTCATCACAACCACCACCTAAAGGAGATCCCCATGGGCATCAAACGGCCCCCGGTCACACTCGGCCCCGGCACCCTCGTGTTCGGCACCATCGCCGTCGATGAGCTCGACCTGTCCTGTCAGGTCACCGCGTGCAAGGTCACGTTCGACTCCGACAAGGAGGACGACCTACCGACCCTGTGCGGCGGCGTCATCACCGGCGAGAAGATCTACACAGCAAAGCTCGAGTTCTCGGCCGCGCAGGACATCGAGGCGGACGGCTTGATCGACTGGACGTGGACGAACGCGGGCCGCGAGGTCCCGTTCAAGTTCATGCCGCGCAACGATGAGGTCGCCGCCGTCGCTGGCAAGGTCGTGGTCGACCCGGTCGAGTTCGGCGGCGACGTCAAGAAGCGCAACATCTCCGACGCTGAGTGGGACGTCGTCGGCATGCCGACGTTCACGCCGGACGCTACGGCCGACTCCGAGGAATACCCGCCGGTCGGACCGTGATCCGCGTGCAGGTCTCCGGCGTCGCCCGCGTGCAGGCCGGTCTAGCTCGAACCGCACACGACCTAGACCGCCCGACACCTGCACTCGATGACGCCGGTAACGCCGTCGCCCGCACCGCCGCCCGACTCGCCGCCAAGCGAACCGGGCGCATGGCGCGGGCGACGGCCGCCCGCACGGTCGGCCCGCTCGCCGAGATCACCAACCGTGTCCGGTACGCGCCGTACCAAGAGTCCGGCACCGAGCACATGCAAGCTCACCCGTTCATGCGGCCCGCGCTCACGATGACGCCGGTCGCCACCTACTTCGAGGACTACGCCGACGTGGTCCTACGCCGCAACCTCTAGGAGAGATCCCCATGGCAAAGATTCAACGCATCATCCTCGACGTCGCGATGCTCGACGGCACCGAGCACACAGACGTCGTGGTAGTCGTCGCCGACCGCATGAAGCTGTCCGAGGTCGCCCGCCGCCACAAGTGGGGCGGCCTCGACACCGATCCCGACCGAGGGATGACGTTCCTCGCCTACGCCGCACTGTCGCGGCGCGGCCTGTTCTCCGGCACGTTCGATGATTTCGTGAACGCCGCCGAGGTCGTCGCCCCGCAGGAGGACGCCGACGACGTGGACCCTACTGTGACGGCGATCCCGGCCGTCTGATTGCCCAACTGTCGATCGCGCTGCAGGTGCCGCCGTCCGCACTACTGACCGAGTCAGACGAAATGCTCGCGACCCTGATCGACGTCCTGGAAGAACAAGCCGAGGAGGCTCGACGTGTCTAGCGTCGTCGTCAACATCATCACCAAGGCCGACAACTCCGGCCTAGCCAAGGCGTCGCGCAGCATGGCTAAGTTCGCGTCCATGGCGGCGGCGGCGGCACCGGCGGCCGCCGCCGCGTCACAGGCGGTCGTCGCCCTCGGCGCGGCGGCGGCATCCCTCGGGGCCCTCGCCGCCCCGGCAATGGGCGCAGTGCTCGCAGGCATGGACGGCATCAAGGCCGCCGCGAAAACCATTGCGCCACAGTTCGATTCGTTCAAGGCCGCTATGTCGGGATCGTTCGAGGGTATGTCGCGCGGGTTCGGCAAGCTCGGCGGCGTCCTCGGCGCGATCACGCCGCAGATGACCAAGGTCGGCGGCGCGATCACCGGCGTGTTCAACCGCGCCGCCGGGACCATCGCCAAGAACACCGGCGGCCTGCAGAAGCTCGCCACCAAGTCCGCCGAGTTCGTCACCCGCCTCGGGCCCGGCCTGGACACGATCATCAACAAGATGATCGAGTTCGGCGCGTCGATCAACGTCGACGGCATATTTGCGATGTTCACCCAACTCGGCACGCTGCTAAAGCCGCTGCTCAACCTGTTCACTCAACTGTCGGCGGCGGCGGGCCCGTTCGGCGGAATGCTGGGCATCGTCGGCGCGGCGATCACCGCCCTGACGCCCGCCCTGGTCCAGATCGCGCAGACCCTCGGGCCCGTCCTCGCCGAGTCGATGACGACGCTCGTCCCGGCTATCGGTCAACTCGGCGCGGCGTTCGCCCAAGTCGTCGCCGCCGTCGCCCCGGCCCTGCCCGTCATCGCGTCGCTGGTCGCGTCCCTGGTCTCCGGCCTCGGCCCCGCCCTGCCGTTCGTCGTCGGCGGCGTTCTCGCGATCGGCGGCGGCCTGAAAGTGTTCGCGGCCGTCGCCGGTCCGGTCGGAACTATCGTCTCCGGCGTCGCCAGAGCGTTCAGTGTCCTCGGCCCGTGGGTCCGGTTCCTCGCGATCGTCATCCGCTCGACCGCAGTCCCGGCGATCTGGTCGATGACCGCCGCCCTGCTCGCCAACCCGATCACCTGGGTAGTGCTCGCCGTCGTCGCCCTGGTTGCCGCTATCGTCCTGATCGCCAAGAAGACGACCTGGTTTCAGACCGCGTGGAAAGCGATGTGCTCGTTCGTCTCGGCCGCCTGGAAGTGGCTATGGAACGCGATCAAGGCCGCCGCGATGTTCGTGCTCAAGCTCATCGTCGCGTACATCACCGTATGGAAGACGATCATTCTGGCGATCTGGAACGCGATCAAGGTCGCGGCCGTCGCCGTGTGGAACGGCATCAAGGCCGCCGTACAGTTCGTCATCGACGCGATCCGCCTCTACATACAGATGTGGGCGACGATCATCACGGCGATCTGGAACGGCATCAAGGCCGCCGCCGTCGCCGTCTGGAACGGCATTCAGATCGCCGTGCAGGTCGTCGTGACCGTCATACAAGCGATCATTACCGCGCTCGGCAACGTCATCACCGCGATCTGGAACGGCATCAAGGCGGTAGCTACCGCAGTGTGGAACGGCATTCAGTCGGCCGTGCAGACCGTCGCCGACGTCATCCGGTCCGCGATCTCGACCGCAGTCGATACCGTCATCAACATATTCAACCGAGTCAAGTCGATCGGCGAAACGGTCTGGAACGGCATCAAGGGATTCATCGACGGCGTCGGTAACGCGATTCAGACCGTCATCGGATTCGTGCAGGGACTAATCGATAAAATGCAGTCCGCCGCCGACTTCGCCTCGAAACTCAATCCGGCCAACTGGTTCGAGGACGCAGGGTTGGGAATGGTCGTGAATATGGTCCCGGCTAACAGCTATTCGTCGTCGGGATCTCGGCTCAATCTCGCCGCCGGATACCCGACCCTGTCCGGCCTCGGGGCCCTCGGCCCCAACGGCGGCGGCATCGTCCAGAACATCGACGCCCGAACCATCGTCAAAGTCGACGGCTCGGGCGTGAGTGACCCGCAGCAAGTCGCCAACGCCGTCGCCGGTGCTACCGGTCGTGACCGGCGCACACGCGGCCTCGACTTCGCTGTGCGAGTCGGTGCGTGATGGTCAACCCGAAACCGAAGGTGTGGATCGCATCCGTCATCATCCCGGCATGCTCCGGGCAGGTCACCACAGACGGCACGACCGTGGTCGCAGGGAACGCGACCGCGGTCATGCTCGAGGATCTGTCGATCGATTGGGGCCGATCGGATGTGTGGTCGCAACCGTCGCCAAGTGTCCTCACATGCACGATCTGGCAGTCCGACCGGTTCCAGGAGGCCAACCCGACCGCCGCCACCAACTACCTGTACCGCGCCGGAAACGGAACCCTCGTCGGCGACCGCCTCGTGGCGTTCTTCGACACCGACAGTGGCGTGCCGTCGGTCCGCAATGCGAACGGCTTTGCCGTCCCGTGGCGATTCTTTGAGGGCCGCATCTCCAATGCCGACTTCAAGCGAATCCGAGTCCGAACCACCAACGGACTAGAAGACGGTTGGGCGATCCGCATTCAGGGATCTGACCAAGTGAGTGCCGTCGCGCAATGCACCCCGCCGCTCGACCTGCCCGCGAATCAGACCATGATTCAGCGGGCCGACGTCCTCGCGAGTAGGGCGTCAGGCGCGAACATTCGCGAGATCTATTTCGAGGCCGCATACACCGCCGGTCGAGTGAAGGCGGTCGAGACCAAAGGGCGTTCCCTACTTGATCTCGTCAACGACATGTACGCGAGTTTCGCGCATCAATACGCCTACAATCCTCACCGGAATGTGATCATCCGAATACCCGCCGCATATAACCACGGAAGCTATTCCCTCCGCTTCGGTCGCCGTGCGCCGGGTGACACTGTCCGCCTGTATGCGCCGCGTCAGGTCGACAACACTGGTCGACAGGACCCGGCGGACTCGGACCCGTATCCGTCCGCATACGTCGGTGCGTGCGACGTCCAGGGAGACGTGATGCTCTCGGTCGACGCCTCGCAGCGAATCCGCACCATCCTGTGCAAGTGGTTCGTAGCGGCGAACAACGCCGACCATGTCACCGAGGTTCAGGCGCAGACGACCACCTCGCCGAACACGCTGCAATTCGAGTCCTGGTACAACGACGGCGTCCAGGTCGACCCGATCATGGCAGACGTCAAACGAAAGATCCTCGCCGAGGGATCTCGCCCGTTCCATCCTCGAATCGTCTGGGACACAGCACGATCCGGCGACGTCCCCGACTGGGAGACGTTCATGTCTCTCACGCTCCCGATGCAGTCAGTCCGCCTGCTCGTCCTCGCCGGGTCGCCGTTCTCCGCCGCCCTCGACGTCGCGCCCGTCTGGTACCCCGCAGGCGGAACCATCACCCTGCGGCGCGGCAAATGGCTGTTCTCGGTCGACCTCGCCCCGGCCCCGATGACCCTCGCCGGGTCGCCGATCACGTTCACCGGCCTGTCCGGCAACGCCACCGGATCAACAGTCACCCTCGGCCAACTTGACACATCGATCTCGTCCCACGATCTCCGCTACATCTCCGATCCCAACGTCACCACCTGGAGCTGACCATGCCCGCCAACACACCCGCCCCGTACTCCCTGCCCTACCTGGTCGCATCCGACCCAGTCCACAAGATCGCCGAGAACACCCGCAACCTCGCCGAGCGCATGCACACACTGTTCTCCAACGGCGACCTGACCGGCCCGAAAGGCGACACCGGACCCCAAGGCCCCGCAGGCCCCACCGGACCGCAGGGCCCCAAGGGAGACCCCGGCGCAGCGGGCCCCAAGGGCGACACCGGCGCGACCGGACCGCAGGGCCCCAAAGGCGACACCGGCGCGACCGGACCACAGGGCCCGCAGGGGGAGACCGGCACCGGCCTGGAAGTCGTCGACACCGTCCCCACCGACGCAGACCTACCGGCCACCGGCGCACCCGGTGACACGATCCTCGTCGCCTCGACCGGCCACCTATGGGGATGGTCGGGCACCGAATGGCTCGACGCCGGACAGTTCCAAGGCGTCAAGGGCGACACCGGACCACAGGGGCCGACCGGCGACACCGGCGCGACCGGGCCACAGGGCCCCAAGGGCGACACCGGCGCGACCGGACCACAGGGCCCCAAGGGCGACACCGGCGCGACCGGAACCGCGGGCGCGACCGGCGCACAGGGCCCCAAGGGCGACACCGGCGCGACCGGCGCACAGGGCCCGGCAGGCGTAAAGGGCGACACCGGCGCACAGGGACCGCAGGGCCCCAAGGGTGACACCGGCGCGACCGGCGCACAGGGCCCAGCGGGCGCAGTAGGCGGCGACACCGTCCGCATGGTCCGAACCTCGACACAGTCGATCGCCAACGCGACCGACGTCACCGTGTCGTGGCAGTCCGCCGAGTGGGACACCCAACCGACCGGCACCGCACAATGGAACTCAACCGGGTTTGTCTGCCGCGTCGCTGGTCTCTACCTGCTCACCGCAGTGTGGCCCTGGAACGCCAACAGCACCGGACGCCGGAACATGAAGATCCTGCTCAACGGCACCAGCCCGACCTCGAACGGCATCGGCGGCGACGGCATGCAGTCCAACGCGTGGGAAAACATCTGTCAGTTCTCAGACCACATCGCACTCTCGGCGGGCGACACGCTCCGCATGGTCGTTGCGCAGGACTCCGGCGGCTCACTCGCAGGCGGCAAGGGCGCATCAGCGGCGACCAACATCGTAGGATCGATGACCCTGACCCGACTCCGACCGCTGCCCTAA